CTCCAAAGCAACCACCCCGCTCAACAGTTTATGGGCTAGAGATCGCGAGATCCTAGCCATGCGGGCGTAGCTTCTTTGCAAAATCTGCGCCATCCCAACGCATCCCCCAGACCGATTTATTAAAGTTCTGGCTGTAGCAATGCCATTGCTCAACGCTTCCCTGGGTTCCAATTTTGATTCGTTGACCCAGTTGCCAGCAACAGCAGATGCCACACCCCTAGCCAGGTAGCCCCACGCACCACGGCTGGTTATTGCCACCCGCAAGAACTCTGCACTCTCAAAACCTATGCTCTGCTTGCTCGGGTTCATCCGACAGCCAAAATCCCGGCACTTATCCAAAATTGCAGAAGCATCATTGAGACTAGGGACGGCCATATACACATCGTCTCCAACATGCAATGCCTGCACCTTCCGATAGGTTCCTTCACCTATTGCTAGCCTAATATAAGCCGCATTCAAAACACTGTTTATGAAACTAGTGCCCCTATGCCCGCTCATTAAGGTACCAGTAACCCTACCATACAATTTACCTTTGTGATAGGCGTACTGTTTGTCAAAAGAGGCCACTAGAGTAGCTGCCAAATGTTCCGGGTAGTTACACCATTTGGCAAGTTCGTCAAAAAGGATGGACTGAGACTTGTTGGTGTGATGTTCATTGAAACTATCGTAATCCATCATAACATTCACACCGCCCGCCGACCGACAGGCCAAAACCTTACGAGCCATTCCTAGCTGGCCGAAAAAGCCAGGATCCAAAACTACGCGTTTGTTAGCCCACCGCTTCTGTACAGGGCCTAAAATGTGCTCGAACGCACAGTAGCTACGAGTGTCACAGGCCATCAAAGCACGAGTCTTCCCGCACTCCAGTTTCTCACTCGCTGTCACAAAAGTTGTGCCATCCCAATTCGATATTACTTCGGTTGGTGTTGCCTCCAAAAACATCCGACGGTAATACCGGCTCACGCCGGGACACACTTTGGCCATGTCCGGGGTCTCGCCGTGACTGTGGTTATCCAACACACGGTTGTGAGAACCATTGACGCCCCAAACCCAGCGCCGCAACCAAAATTGCGTGAGATCATCAAAAACAGGAATATCACTATGAGGCAATTCCTCCTGTAATATATCACGTATTACGCGACGCAACGAATCTTCATCCACATCCAAAACATGCTCCAAGACTGCAGACTCCGATGTGCGCATTGCAACCTCGCCTTCTAAATCCGCTGAACCAACAGCCCTACCCTGCAAAACATCACACTCGCAAACCATTGCCCCTGCCTGAATACCATTCAAGCCCAGAGCCTTGATGCTCATGCTCAACCCTTTAGCTGCCTTTGGTTCCAAGACTGCATGGAAGGACACTGATTTAAAGACGCCGCCCAAAGTACTGGCACACCCATATGCATGGATTAGAGCACCAGTCAGCTGGTCAGCAAAAACGCGCCCTGCGCAGATGTGGATGTAGTCGGCAAAATGCGACAACATCCCCATTGCAGCCAATTCTTCCAACACTTCCACCGTATATACATTCACCTTGGTTTTTGCACCAGGGTGCTTCTTGAGTGGGAAGGCCTTGCGCATTACACTGCCATCCACCAAAAGTTGGTCTCTCACGCCAGCATATTCGGGCAAAACTGCCGGCAGGGGCGAGAAGGCCAGACCGATTAGGGCCGATACGTCCTGCTTATTGCCGCAAACCTGTATAGGGTATTTACAGCACAGCAAACTAACTGATGCAACCTCCAAGAATGAAAACCGCCTGCGAAACATACCCGCTATATACGAGTTCTGATCCAAAAGGCTTCGGACATGGAGTGTATCCACTTCCGGATCCAAGGAGGCCACAATAGTTAGCAAATTCTGGCCCAACAGAGAATATGACTCAGCTCTCTCTGTTGGCCAGGCCCCTGGGGTACGCATTATGCGCCCGCGACGACAGTGCTTGGCACGTCGTCGCCGGCTTCATCAAATGCTGGTG